ACTTAGTTCTTTTTTCCATTTTGCAAATTGCTCATCTAATGCTTTTAATGCATCTTCTACAAGTGAATTACCATAAGCGTCTATATGTGGAGGCATAGACCACTGTTCAGGAATAAATAAACCTGAGAGACCTGTAGTACCTTTATCATCTATAAGATCTGTTTCAACTGCATAGATATCTTTTGATAAGGGATTAAGGATCATATCTCTTAATGGATTACATTGAGATAAATCACCCACAGATCCTGCAGCTATAAACATTCCTGTAGTAATTAAACCAGATCTCATGGCCGGGCGCATGTACTCATATGTCTGATCCATCTTTGGTGCAATCCCAGCCTCTTCATGAAAGAAGTACTTAACGGGACCCCCTACACCATTTGTTGGATCTTTCTCAAATGACATACCTTGTATGGTACCTTTAAGACCCACTTCTGTGTTTCTGTCTCCTCTTCTTACTTGAATCTTTTGTTGCCACATCATTACTTTGTCCGGGGACATCGGTCTATACCATGCTGTATGTTCATTTAAGAATGCTGCATATTCTTGTAAGAATTTCCAAGATCCTTTCTCATTAATATAATCTTTAAGACTAGCACCCATCTTTAAAGTAACCCCGGCCTCAAACCATTGTTGGTTTATAAACTTACCCATATGGTAATAAGAAGAAGCTATCTGTCTTTTCTTAAGTATTGCAGCATGTTTATAATTTAGTTCTGCAAGAAGTTCATAAAGTGCCATATGATATTGAGCATCTCGGATCTTAGCAAAACCAAACTGTTGGATTTCTTTATCAAAGATTGGTAGGAAATTTAACCACATGTAATATTCTCTTGCAAGAAACCATGTATTATTACCATCTTTTACTATAATACCTTTGCGGCATTTAGCTTTTTGATCATCCCAATAATTTATGAAGTCTTTGGATTTAAAGGGAGCTGTAGTATATACTCCATCTTTTTTGAATTTGACTGACTCAGATATGAAAACTTTATTGGTAGTTTCATTGAAGTTGTACTTACCTGGTTCTTTAAATAGACCAAAGATAAAGTTACTGAACTCTTCTCTGGAGTCAAAACTTGTTGTTGTCCAGTTTCCATTGTCATAGGTTGGTATGTCTTGATAAATTTCACTCATTACATGTCATATGCTAGTCCTTGTCCACCCCTCACTCTACTTGATTGTTCTTCTTGAAGATCTTTGTAGGCACCTTTAAATGACTGCCTAATAGCTTCATAATTTTTAGCTGCACTGATGAGTGAGTTTATATTTCCATCTCTACCTGCAGTTATTGTTGTTACTTCCATATATCTTGCTAATCTATCTAACATGGATGCAATACCTTTATATGCTCTGGATGTGGGAGTTTCATACATTCTCTGACAAAACTGTAGAGCTGTAAATACTGTGTCATCTTCAGTTGAGAACTCACCTTCTATTTGTTGCATTATTAGATTCTCTTTATCTATATCTGGTGTATAGAAAAAAGGATTCATATCAGGGTTTGGACATGTCATATAAAACAGATACTGATATATCTTAAGATAGTCATCCGGATATTCATCCATAACATCTTTAAGAGCTTTTAGTGTATAACAGTGTTCTGTTGGTACTACAACATTATTCTGTACATCAAAGAGTTTAATAATCATAGTTATTTCTTTTTAATTGGATTGTCTTTCATATAATGTATAACTGCCTGTACTTCATCCACTAAATAAGGTATTGGAATAGGTATAACTTCTTTTATTATTGGATCTCCATTTTCATCTTTTTTTGTAACTGGATATCCCCAGTTATCTTCTCTTTCTACTTCAAATGTAATATGATGGACAAATATTCTTCCGGGTTTTAATTTGGGATTATGCTTCAGTATAATATACATATAAATGCTGAGTTGTAATGCATAATGATTAAAATGACAATCATCTAAGTTATCTACCGGTGGTAACATTTTATCAGTTACACCTTCCCAGTTAGTAAAACCTTCCATTTTAATTTCTTTATTAGTCTTGTAGTCAATGATATTTACTTTACCATTGACTACTTCCACTAAATCTGATTGGCCACATAAGCCGGCTGACTTAAGATAGACCATATGTTCTGGATACACGCCTGGTTCTAGTTTTTGAGAGGGTGCTACTCTTATCCCATTATTCTCACCTGATGGTTTAAATACCGGTACAGTAATACCTTCTCTTTCTATTGAAGCTAAAGAGCATAAGTCATCTTCTCTTTGATTATGATACCATGTACCAAGAGTAGTAGATCTATCAGCTTCATTTTTCCATATCTCCTGTATAATAACAGGGTCTACACCATACCACTTAGATGTCTTTTTCTTACTTACCTTTTCTGCAGTTTTCTTTGCATCAAATGGTTTTTTAAAAGCTGATACAACAGTAGTCACACTTGTCCAGTTTATTTTTTCTTCCGGACTCAAACTTTTATAACTGTGATCTTCAGCATTAAATATTATACTCATAATTTATCTATTGCATCTTCTTCATCTTCAGTAGCAATTGCATCCCATTTACCTAAAGGGCATTCTGAGGATAATGATCGGGTTTTAAAGTTAAGAGAACAGCCACATTCATTACAACAAGGAGCAGTACCTTTTACAGCACATTTTCTACCTTTGTGTTCACATTCATCACAGATAGAAAATCTAAGCCTTGCTATTTCTTCTACTGTTTCATCCCGGATTACAGAGTTGGTTATACCTTCAATTATCTGTTTCCGGTTGTCCCAAATTAGTTTTAGTGTATTCTTCATCTTTTTGTTTTTTAAAGTTTTCCTTTCTTTTTTCTTCTAACAGAATCTTCTGTTCTAGTACAATAAGAAGATCAAGTTTTAACTCAATTCTTTTTTTATTAAAATATGCACCAAATGTTGATGTGTCATGATTCTCTAATGACTTTCTGTATCTAGGTATTGCTTTTTTAACTGTATTAGTTTTTACTACAAATTGACCAAGACCATCAACATTTATTATAGGGTGTGTTAAGTTTATAAGACATTCTCTAATTTTCTTATAATAAAAGTCAATAAAATTTTCTACTAGTATCTGATCTACATCCAAATCCTCAGATACCTGTTTATATAAACTAGATGCTTTCTTTGGTATCATCCTGTCCAAAAAATTTGTAATCTAATAATATATTTCCATTTGTCTGTATCTTTAAATTTGGATTCAAACTAATGATCTTTTTATTATCCTTATCCTTTATCACTAATCCATTTTTCTCAGCTTTATTAATACAGTTTCTTACTGTCTGTGGTGTTTTAAATATCCACTCTTCTTCAGAAGAAGCATCATAACAGAAACTGGTTAGCTCAATAGGCTCATTAAAACTTAACAGTGTTAGACAATTCAAATCAGATTCACTCATTGTTATACGGTTAATATAACAATGAGTTAGTATCTGAAATTTAACAACATCCCATTTAGGCATTTTAACCCTCTTTTGTACTTGATTTACAAGTGCCATGGTTTATTGTTTTTTAAGCTTTCTTTCTTTTGGTTGTACAATCTCTTCTTCTGGTTCATTCTGCTCATCATACTCTTCTGATGGCGGGTTCATCATCATTGCCATTTGAACTTGATATTGAGCTCTTCTAAATCTTACTTCATCTATCTCAGCTAGTTTCTTCTCATAATTTAGTTGAGCATCTAAGTAAGGAATGGAATCCTCATAAAATTTAAGCATGTCAGCTTTTTTTGCAGCTAATTCTTCTGCAGTCATTTCCATTTCTGGCTCATGTTGGTTCATGTTTTCCATTTTTATATTTTTTAAGTTTAGACAAATATACAATAAAAGTTTAAACATGAAATATTTAAAACAAAAAATCCAGGTATAGAAACTACCTGGATTACCTTGTTTATAGTAGATAAAGTTATTATCTTTTTCTTGTACTAACTGTTTTCTTCTTTACAGTACCACCATTTTGCTTTTTAGATACAGTCTTCATAGATCCACCTTTTTGTAGACCTAGTGCTTCTTTTACTTTATCTTTTACACCAAATGCATTTTTCATATATGCTGCTGTACCGGCTGCTGCAGTGCCTATTGCAGCACCAGCTTTTTTAATTGTTTTTCCAGTATCACTATTCCAGAATTTTCTTCTTCTGTTTACTCTTGCAGCTTTTTTAGCTTTACAACCTGGTTTACCTGGCCAGCAATCTGAATCAGCTGAACCACCTGTTTCATATTTTTTTACTTTAGGTAGTGGTTTACTTTTCATAGTAGTTTTCATTGTTATCTATTTTTAAGGGTTAAGTTTAATATTGTAACTGAATAGAACTCTCTCTTTGGATCTATCTCTAGTGAGAATAAATCTAATAAAGACATTCTCAGTCTAATATTAATTGTTTTCCAATTAGGTCTTCTATTATTCCAATTATTTCTAAACTTCATACTATAGAGATAATAACATATCAATTAAATCAGGATGAGGATACATATCCACTTTTCCTCTTATTACATTAGTATGTGTATAGAGTCCTGGAGTTTTTTCTGCTTTAGCTACATCACATACATCAAATCCGTCAGCTCCCTTTTCTCTTATATACTGAACTAAACCTACTCTAGGATCAATAGAATATTTTTCAGCAATAAATTTAATCCAGTTCTCAAGAGCTTTTAACTGAGCTAAAGAATAGTTATGCCAGTATTGGTGTCCTCTAAATGGTTTAGCTAATTTAATTACTTGACTTGGATCAGCTGTTGTACTTACATAAGTTTTACCATTTACTATCTGTCCCATGCAACATACTTCTATTGCTACAGAATTTCTATGCATTAAAGAGTTGCCGGTACCCGTATGCCATCCATATCCTCCATCAGGAAAACATTGAATTAATTCACCATCATATGTTTTAGATTTACCATCTACAGATTGTCCTCCTAATACATATTCAGTAGCCACATTACCTCTATCATCTCTAGCCCACATATCAGCAACTTGATAAGGATTAGGTCCTCCCGCAGTATGATGTAAGAATATCCAATCTTTTGGAACAGGACCTTTAAAATAAGTTCCTTCCATCATATAGTGTTTCTTAATTTCTAGTGCATTAGAAACTTCTATATTCTCTGCATTGTCTGTATTTAATATTCCCATGTGTGCCCAAGTTTTAGGACCAACTATACCATCTACTGCTAGTCCGTTTTTCTTTTGATAAGATTTAACAGCTGATTCTGTTTTAGGACCAAAATCTCCGTCTACAGTAATCTTTAAAA